AGATACCATTCCGCAAATTATCCGGTGGTAGAGCAATGTTGGAACATGTTCGACAAGGTGGCAAACCCTATGACTTCAGAGGACAACATATAACAGAAATGGTTGAGCAAATTAATTTGCTATCACATTTCCGTAGAGCCAGTCAAAATCGAATTTTTGAAGGCCAGGCACAGGAATATATTAAACTTGCCGAAAATCATTTCTATGATCTTAGAAAAAATATAAAAAGTATTGGCAACAGTAGAGGTTATCAACGATATTTCGAATCCTGGAAACCGGAAGATATCACTCAAACTGAAATGGTTGTAGAAGATATAAAAAATTTATTTGTTGAGCAAACCATAGATCAAAGAATTATCAATGCTTTGCCAATTTTACAAAAAATCAAACCTTCGCTGAAAGAAGCAGATGAATTCGAAGATTGGGCCAATAATATTGTCAGCCCAATGGACAAAGATACCAAAGGCGAACAATTTGAATTACAAAAGTTGTTGACTGAACCATTGGAAGCCGGCCCCGAAGGAATAAATGCCATAGAATCACTGTATGACCTTGTCAAGGATGATGAGCTCAACACAATTATTCGCAACTATGCCAATGAAAATGGAGCTGAATCCAATGTCTGGGAAAGCCCAGAAGTCATGAATAGATTTGTTGAACTGGGGATACTACAGACTTCAGATCAATCCACCGAGGATGAATCTCAACCACAGGTCGATTTAGATCAAAACCAACAATCCGATCGTGTGGACGAAATAGCACAATTTTTGCCGGCTCTGGCTGCCGGAGCAGGTGCATTGGCCAGAGGTATAGGCTCTATAGCAAGAGCCGCTCCAGCAACATTGGGCGGAGCAGGAAGAGCATTATCTGCACTGGGATCTGGCAATGCTGCTGACAGTGCAGGAGATGAAGATGAAGATGAACAAACACGAAGAAGACAAGAACAAGCCGCAAGACAACTGGCACAAAAAATGGCAGGTGCCGAGATTGCCAGAGCACGGGCAGTAAATCAAGGACTGACCGAAGAATTACAAAGAATAAAACATTTGGCTAAACTCATCTAAAAATATTACATTTTCTTGTTGATAAACTAAATAATAACATGTATACTGTTCAACAGTATGCATTAGGCATACACAGGCAAAAACATAGGCACATTAAAGGAGAAAACTATGGCATCTTTAAAAGAAATCCGCGAAAGACTACAGGCAGCTGAACAAAAAAATAGCACCAACCCAGGCACAGGCGACAGCGCAATTTATCCGCACTGGAACATCGAAGACGGAGCAACAGCAGTAATTCGATTCTTGCCCGACGGTAATGAAAAAAATACTTTCTTTTGGCAAGAACGAGCCATGATTCGTTTGCCTTTCAACGGTATCAAAGGCGACACCGAAAGCAAAAATGTAATTGTACAAGTTCCCTGCATGGAAATGTTTGGTGAATCTTGTCCGGTTCTAACTGAAGTCAGAAATTGGTTCAAAGACGCCAGTCTCACTGACATGGGTCGTAAGTATTGGAAAAAGCGTAGTTATCTTTTTCAGGGTTTTGTTCGCGAAAATCCATTGAACAGCGATCGTATTCAGCCCGAAAATCCAATTCGTCGATTTATTATCGGTCCACAAATTTTTACTATTATCAAATCTGCACTAATGGATCCCGAACTAGAGGAATTGCCAATTGACTATCAAAAAGGTCTAGATTTTCGTATTCAAAAAACCAACAAAGGTGGATTTGCTGATTACAATGGCAGCAAATGGGGTCGCAAAGAAACCACTCTTACACAGCAAGAACACAATGCCATTGAGCAATATGGTCTTTGGGATCTCAGTACTTTCCTGCCCAAAAAACCAACTGCTGTAGAAGTTCAGGCAATCAAAGAAATATTTGAAGCCAGCGTTGACGGGCAGCCCTACGACATGGAGCGTTGGGGCCAGTATTTCCGACCAGCCGGCCTTAACATGCAAAATGCTCCAGCAGGAACCGCTATCGACGATGATGGCGAACCTTCTATTGCTAAAGCATCATCTAAACCAGCACCCAAGGTGATTGAAACTCGGCAAACTACGCCGGTAGACGATGACGACACTCCATTTGTGGCAGATCCTCCCAAAGCATCTGCAGGTGCTCAGCGTGCCGAAGATATTCTTGCAATGATCCGAGCACGACAAAAACAATAATTGTTGCATATAAAAGTCAAGGGCATAATGCTCTTGACTTTTTCTTGTTTTAACTAGATAAGGAAATTAAAATGGCAAATCGACCATTTGATGTTAGTAAGTTTCGCAAAGAAATAACTAAATCAATTGACGGATTGACTGTGGGATTCAATGATCCCACAGATTGGATCAGCACAGGAAACTATGCATTAAATTATTTAATCTCGGGAGATTTTCAAAGAGGGATTCCTTTGGGCAAAGTGACTGTATTTGCTGGCGAATCCGGTAGTGGTAAAAGTTATATTTGTTCTGGAAATATTATTAAAAATGCACAACAGCAGGGAATCTTTGTTGTGTTAATCGACACAGAAAATGCCCTGGATGAAGATTGGCTCAGAGCATTAGAAGTAGATACCAGCGAAAGTAAACTATTAAAATTGAGTATGGCCATGATTGACGATGTGGCCAAAACCATCAGCACTTTCATGAGTGATTATAAATCTTTGCCGTTGGAAGATAGGCCCAAGGTACTGTTTGTCATCGACAGTCTTGGTATGCTACTTACTCCCACAGATATCAATCAATTCGAAGGCGGTGACCTTAAAGGTGACATGGGCCGTAAACCCAAGGCACTGACTGCATTGGTTCGTAATTGTGTGAACATGTTTGGCAGTTATAATGTTGGTCTACTGTGTACCAATCATACCTATGCCAGTCAAGACATGTTTGATCCCGATGACAAAATTTCAGGAGGTCAAGGTTTTGTCTATGCGTCCAGTATTGTTGTTGCAATGAAAAAACTCAAACTCAAAGAAGATGAGGAAGGTAATAAAATATCCGATGTCACCGGCATTAGATCTGCCTGTAAAGTAATGAAAACTAGATATGCCAAACCATTCGAAGGTGTTCAAATTAAGATTCCCTACGATCAAGGAATGAATCCCTATAGTGGGCTGGTTGATTTGGCCGAAAAGAAAAATTTACTGGTCAAAGAAGGCAATAAATTGAGTTTTACTACACCATCCGGTGAGGTAATTAAACTTTTTAGAAAAGAATGGGAGTCCAATCACAACAATTGTTTGGATACTGTGATGACAAACTTTCATAGTGTTGCTGTCGCTACTACTCAATAAGGAAAACATATGCTATCAGAATTTGCATCTGCACTTTGGTTCGAAATAAAAAGTTTGGTCAATACTGTAGACAAACAACAAGCAGCAGATACTTTTGTGTCGTTGCTGATTGACTTCGACGAGCATGTTGATGACATCAGACAGGCCTTCAAGGGCGATGATCTGATCAAGCAGGCATTGCTATTTCATACTGATCAAGATCAAGATGATGATGAGGACGAGCTCTACGAGGATGACGAAAACGATAATTACAACGAGTAATTACAATGTGGTATAACAAAATCGTTGCTGATCTCTTGACTATTCCGGATTTCATCAATTATTACGAAAACGAATTAGTGACAGCCAAACGAGAATGCACGATCTATGGTAACTTAGAAAAAAATATTTCCCATTTGCCAGGCATAACAGAACAACGATTTAATCAACTTCAAGAAATTGAAGCAGTTCTGAATTTTCTAAACTTACAATTACGAAAACTTCGTAGAAAACATTTTCAAAAATATCTAGAAGCCTACAACAGAGTAATGACCAGTCGTGATGCTGAAAAATATGTTGATGGAGAAGATGAAGTAGTCGAATTCGAGATTCTTATCAACGAAGTGGCGTTACTGAGAAATAAATGGCTGGGACTGATCAAGGGATTAGAAAGTAAAAACTTCATGTTAGGGCATGTTGCCAAGTTGAGATGCGCCGGTCTTGATGATATTTCGATTTCTAACTAATGGCTTTGTAGAGTATACTTTTTTATCAAAATAATTTTGTGAAAATCAATTTGAAAAAAATTTATTCCGCGACTTGTTGATTATAATTAATAGATAAACAGGGAATACAGAATATGGATCGCATTGTAATATGCTCGGGGGGATTTGATCCACTGCACAGTGGGCACATCAGTTATCTAAGTCGGGCTCGTGCAATGGGAGATTATTTGATTGTAGGAGTAAACAGCGACGAATGGCTGACAAGAAAAAAGGGTCGATCCTTTTTACCTTGGCATGAAAGAAGCAATATTGTTCAAAACTTATCAATGGTGGATCAAGTTTGTCAATTTGACGACAGCGATAATTCCGCTTGTGACATCATCAATCAAACACTTGAAAAATATCCTCATAGTAAAATTATTTTTGCCAATGGGGGCGATAGAACCAAAGATAATATCCCTGAGATGTCGATCACAAATCCAAGATTGGAATTTGTATTTGGTGTGGGCGGAGACAATAAGGCCAATAGCAGCAGTGAGATCTTGCAAGAATGGAAAACACCAAAGACAATTCGCACATGGGGATATTATCGCATCTTGCACGAAGAACCACCTCATGTCAAATTAAAAGAGTTGGTGGTAGAACCAGGCAAACAATTAAGTATGCAGAAACATCATGATCGAAATGAATTTTGGTTTGTGAGTCGTGGTTGTGCCACTGTGTACACGGTCAATACTTCCACTGATTTAGAATTAAGAAACAAATTGAAAATTTTTGAAAATACCTGGATATACAAAAACGAGTGGCATCAATTGACCAATGAAACAGATCAGCCGCTGCACTTAATTGAAATACAATTTGGCGATAACTGTGTGGAAAATGACATCGAAAGAATAAGTTTGTGACCATACCTATCTTCATTGGTTATGATCCCAGAGAAGCCGTTGCTTTTCATACCTGTGTGAATAGTATCATTAGATTGTCTAGCCAGCCTGTGGCCATTCAACCGTTGGCCTTAAATCTGTTGAATGATTATCAAGAATCGCACGGTGATGGAAGCAATCATTTTATTTACAGTAGATTTCTTGTGCCATCGTTGATGGGCTATCAAGGGTGGGCAATTTTCATAGATGGCGACATGATTCTCAGGGAAGACATTGTCAATCTCTGGAATCTTAAAGACAATGACTACGATGCCATGGTAGTCAAGCATGACTATAAAACCAAAAAAAGAATCAAGTATTTGGGCAGTCAAAATCATGATTATCCAAGGAAAAATTGGAGCAGTGTCATATTATGGAATTGCGGTTCTGAACACAATAAATGTTTGACATCTGACTACATTCAAAATTCAACTGGCAGTCACCTGCACAGATTTCAATGGCTAGATGACAGTCGAATTGGATCATTGCCTGTCGAATGGAATTGGTTACCCGACGAGTACGGAGAAAACAGTGATGCCAAACTGTTACACTTTACCTTGGGCACACCTTGTTTTCATGACTTTACCGATAGTCCACAAAGTCATGAATGGTTTCGAGAACATATTTTAACAAATTATTGTCAACAACAACTATGAACGATTTACCTATTGCTCTAATAGAACGATGGCCTGGTGAAGAATATCGACAACAGCACAGTTCCATGGTGTCTGCTCTGAAACACAATGTCAATGATGCATTGAATCTGCTCAAAGATATTGCAATATTGTCTGAGATTGAATCAACATGGGAATCTCCAGATGTGGCATCTAAACAAGGCAAATACAATCTCAAAAGAATGGGCGATGATGCCTTACATCGCAGAGTGGCACAGCATATAATCCACAAAAAAGAAAGATATGACAGAATAACCAAATTCTCAGATTATCCTGCCATGATCATGGCCAATTATCCCAACAGTCTATTTGTTCCCTACGACAATTTTGCAGACATCCGAGACACTATTGATTCTAGTATTTTGGTCAGAGGTATTGCTGCTGGCAAAATCATTGACTGGATGACTGCTCATAAAAAGGATTACTATTTTATCGAAACTGGTTATTTGGGAAATTACCCCAGTCCAAATAATCGTACTGGCAGAAAAATTTATCATAGAATTGTAAAGAATGCAATGCAGCATGACAACATCATGTCTGTGCCCGACGACAGATGGAACAAATTAGTTGAGTGGAATACTTTCTTAGAATACAAAGGATGGAAACCACCGGGTAGAAATATTCTATTGGTGGCACCCAGTGACAAGCCTTGTAAATACTACGGCATAGATAGACAAGTTTGGGTCAATAGAACCATTGAATGCATCAAGAAATATTCAGATAGACCCATTGTTGTTAGAGAAAAGGCCAATAGAGCCGAAAGAACCAATGACACCATATATTCAGCATTCGACAATGATGTGTTTTGTATAGTGACTTACAACAGTATTGCTGCAGTTGAAGCCGTGGCATACGGCATACCAGCAATTGCACTGGCACCTACTGCTGCTGATCCAGTGTGTGAACATGATTTAAAAAATATAGAAAACCCATTTAGACCCAATACAGATCTTGTGCAGGCTTGGCTACATCACATTGCTTATTGTCAATTCAGCATAGATGAAATGGTATCTGGGTTGGCCTGGCGGCTGGTCAAGGAAAATGAGCAAAGATCAAAAATTAGTAGTTAGAAGTTATCTAAGCAGTTTACCACCCAATGTCAACAGTCAAGAAAAGATCGATGCTTTGACTTTTTTTGCTGAAGGTGCTGCCAAGTGTGGAGACGATGCTCGAATCACTCGTAGCAACAGCTACGAGCCCTGTGATGTTGGGGCCATAATTGGTAATGCATTTTCCACCAATCCAGGTAAGATTCGTTTGCAACACTATTTGGTTAGAAAAATGATCATCGACACTCAGACTCTACTAAAAAAATATTGGCTCAGTATCGACAGCAACGTATTTATCTACAAAAACAAAGACAACCCACATCGATATCTAAGATACAGTTTCAACAGTGTATTTCCCAAGGATGGTATTTACTGTAATGAAAATCCCAGCGAAAGAAATTGGAAAAAAATAAAAAACCATTACAACATGGATTTAGCACCTTGGCGTCAAACTGGGCAACATGTCTTGATTGCCATACAACGACCCGAGGGTTGGAGTATGAGAGGTACAGATTTTGAAAGTTGGTTGACCAACACAGTGGCCAAAATTAGACAGCACACAGATAGACCAATTAGAGCACGATGGCATCCAGGAAATTGGAAAAATTTTGTCAAATATCAAAAGTTTTTAAACAAACAAAAAATTCAAATCAGCGATCAACGAGTACATATATTAGAAGATCTTCAGAATTGTTGGGCATTGGTTTGTCATAACAGTACACCCAGCTCTGTGGCGGTGATCGAAGGCATCCCCTGTTTTATCACAGATGATCCTGGATATTGTCAAGCCGGTCCGGTAGCCAACACTGATTTCGGTAAATTAGAAAGCCCCTTGATGGTTGATAGAGAACAGTGGATAAAATCACTGGCACAGTCGCACTGGAGTTTTAAAGATGTCCGATCTGGCGAATGCTGGTCACACATGCGCCAGTGGGTAAAAATCTCGTAATTCTTCTAATTGATTTTGTAGATCTGGGATGGCCCAATCAAAACAACATCTCGTATCTATGATTGTTTTATCTATGGTCTGATCAAGTTGCACAGGTTCGATGGTTTTTTTATGATAGTAGACTTGATCAAACAATCTAAGGAGATCATATTTGCTTATTGACAGGTTATTGTCTGCTAGATGATAAATTCCGGCGACTTCAGCACCTTTTGTGATGTAGCTGTTGATGCATTTGGCCAGTTGTAGTGTGGTCATTCCGTTCCAATAAGCATTAGTCCATCCTTTTACTATGAATCCTGATTGAAATCTAAACCAGTTCAATAATCCCGATCCGTTTTTCAATTCTGGTCCCACAATACTGCATCTAAAAGTTATGTCTTTTTTATTGCAAATTTCACCTAAACTTTTACTTTTGCCATAATAATTTGTTTCAGTGGGCAGATCTGTTTCTGTGTATTGTCCTTTACTGCCATCGAATACGCAATCAGTACTGATGTGTATAATTTTCACTGCTGTGTTTTGTAATTGTTGAGCCAAAAATTGTGGAAACCATGAATTTATCTGCACTGCTAAATCTGGCCTATCTTGGCAGTCTTTGACCAATAGTCCTATACAGTTTATCACATAGTCAATATTGCTGTCTATGATAGATAGAAACTTTTGTACCGAAGTAAAATTCTCTACATCCAAAAACATGTCACTGTGATTGTGTCGCCCTGCAGTGATCACAGCATGACCTTGTTTTTTTAAATAGAGTTCAATCATGTGTCCTGCCATGCCTGTGTTACCTAATACTAAAATTTTCATATAAATTTACCCTGTTTTAGCATCTCAACAATTTGATCGTAATTCATTAATTTGGTATTGCTGGCAAACTCTTTGTACTGGAAATCTGGTAAATGACTGTAGGTATCAGTCGCTATTGAGTCACTGCGATGTGGCAAGATCACAAAATAGTCTTGATCAAGTTCTTTAGTAACAGGACTTTCATGATGACTGATCAAAACTTCATGTAATTTTTCACCTGGTTTGGATCCTATTTCAGAGACAGGAACATGACCATGATGATCCATCAAGACAGTGAGTAGATCTGCAATACGGCAGCTGGGCATATTCATAACAAATGTTTCTTTGCCCACACCAACCTCGGCGGCACGAAATAATAATTTAATGGCTTCTTCGAGTGTTAGGAAAAATCTTGTCATATCACGATCTGTTAATCTAACTGGGCCGCCTTTTTTGATTTCATCTATGAAAAAAGGAATTACACTGCCGTTTGACCCCATGACATTACCGCCGCGAACACAGACAAATTTTGTGGTATGAGCTATATCATTGGCCTGCAATATTAATTTTTCTCCCACTGCCTTGGTCATGCCATATAAATTCAATGGTTCAACTGCTTTGTCTGTGCTGACATCAATGACCTTTTTGACATTATTGGCAATGGCAGCATTGACTATATTGGTTGTACCAAAAATATTGGTCTTGATTGCTTCCTGTGGGTGCTCTTCGCAGATGGGCACATGTTTAAGTGCTGCCAAATGAAAAATAATATCGATTTCTTTGCAGGCCTGTGCCACTGCGCTGTAGTCACGAATGTCCCCTATTACAAATTTTATTCTTTTGTCAAAGCCAAAATCTCGTTGCATCAAAACCTGTTGCAATTCTCCACGAGAAAAAATTACAATTTCTTTTATGTTATAAGTCGCCAATAATAATCTGGACAGTGTGCGCCCCCAGGATCCTGTGCCTCCTGTTATCAATATTCTGACGTTATTAAATATGGTGTTATTCATAATCTATACCTAATTTTTCCGGAGCATGAAACAGTGCTCTATGATGATCCTGGGTAAAAATCTCTGTAGCTGGTCTTGTGCTGCTGTAATAATACAAAATCAGCGATCTTCTACTGCGATGGGGCGGGCATCTCAAAGGTGTGGGATGTCCATGAAAACTATAGTCATCTGTGCGAAAAATCACACAGCGATTAAGATCGGGGCTGACTTTTTTACAGCATTTATTGGGCCGACCGCTGTGATGATCCCATAGTTCAAAATGTCCTCCCCAGTGATCTTGCCATTGATCATTGAGGTAAATGATAATATTTAATCTTCTGTGCACAGCCATTAGATCGTGCCAATTGCCATCGGCATGAATAGCCAATGTTCCACCTGGATTGATTTGATTAAAACCGCCTCCAGTGAGATAAGGATCAGGTATTATTCCTTGAATTCCTGTGACTGTGGACAACCATCTTAGGAATTGACCACTGTTTAGAAATTGTATCAAAGATAAAGTGTTGTGTGGCACATCACTGTCATTTTGCCAATTTGATCTCCATTTAATTTGTATCTTGTCGTGATCTCGCTTATCCCAATTATCAAAATTTTCATTGTCGAAATCTTCTATGACGTCATCTAATATCTCATGCTGCAAAAAGTCATCCAAGACAATGTGAGGAAATGGTTCGGCGGCAACAAATTCACTGTGAAGTTTGTGGGGGTCGAATTTGCTTAAATCAATAAATTTAGACATTCTGTCCCATTATGATGTTTACAACAGTCTTGCTGACATTAGTCTTTTCGTAGCCCTGGGGTATGGGCCATGTCATTGACTGTGTTGATAAATTGTGAAAAGCTGTAACAATTTTATTTTTGTCTAAACCGGCAATGATATTAGAACCACACCATACTGTTTCTGGTCTTTCGGTGGTATTTCTAACTGTGATTGTGGGTTTGTTAAATAGACACATTTCTTCCTGAACTGTGCCTGAATCAGTTATTGCACAAACAGCATGTTGTTCTAGATGCACAAAATCAAAAAAACTCAGTGGTTCAGTGATTATGATGTTGGGACATGACAAGAAATCAGCAAAAAGATATAGTTTTGATCTTGTCCTTGGATGGCAACTGAAAACCACAGTTGTATTCTGAGCTATGGTCACTAGAGCTGTGATAATATTAGAGAGATTTTCTGTAGAGTCCACATTCTCTGCTCTATGCACTGTAGAAATTATGTAGGGCCTATTCGTCAAATTTAATTTGTCCATGATATTGCTTTGATCTATCAATGGTTGATAATAATCGACGACTTCTTTGATGGGATTGCCTGTGACAAAAATTTTATTATTGGCGTGCCCTTCTCTCAGCAAATTTTGTCTACTGAGTTCAGTATAAGGCAAATTAACACTGGAGACAGCATCAATGATTTTGCGATTTTTTTCTTCTGGCACAGCAAGATCATAACATCTATTTCCTGCTTCCATATGAAAAACTGGTATGCCCATTCGTTCACTTATAACAGCACTCAGTCCAGAAGTAGTGTCGCCCAAGACAAGAACTTTGTGGGGTTGAAAGGATTGTATCATGGATTCAACCCCACAGAATATGTTGGATATTTGCTGTGCCAAGCTGGTAAATGAATTTTTCAATGTAACATCTGGTGGTCTGATTTTTAAGTCACAGAAAAAAATATCACTGAGTGATTGTGTGTAATTTTGGCCAGTGTGCAGTATTTTATGATTCGAACCCAGACAGTCATCCAGTAGAGGCAGTATTCTACTGAGCCTTATTATTTCGGGTCTGGTCCCCAATACAGTCAAAATTCTATCAGACATGACGCTCCCAATGACCTAGAAAATAATTTTCTAGACTACCTATTTTGACCTGTTGAAATCCCACAAAGTCTTGTGCTGACCAAAGACTTTTGTGCAGATCATAGTTATTTCCGTAGCACCATAATTTGGGATTGGCTACATTTTTATGATTGTCATTCCAAATTGGTTCCAGAGGGGTCAACATGAAAATCTTTTTATTGACAATTTGTTTGCAGCTTTCCAATAATCGTTGACCTGCACTCTTGTCAAGATGTTCTATGAAATCCAGCATGAGAATATAATCTATATTACCTATGCCTTGACGAACATCGTAGGTTTCTAAATCCACTGTGATATCTGGCTCTACTTCTGACCATGCATCTACGGTTATGATTTTGCTGCATAAATCTGCCACCGAATTACTATATATTTTAGGCCCGCAGCCAAGATCCAACAATGAGCTGCCTGTTGTGATATTTTTACGAAGATAATTCACAAGGTAATCATTGCTGTTGACAGTTTTGTTTTTGAATTGATGTTTCATATTATGATTTCTTGGTTGGGAGCAGATACAAGCCCTGTTTCTTTTAAGCTGAAATACAATGCTTTGTTATCTATTTTGGCATCATTGAATTTCAAAGATTTGGGATGAGGTTGATGAACAACATGAGGGTTGGCTACAAAATCTATTTTTAATCCTAAATTTTTTACTCTTTGTATAAACTCGGTATCATCATAACTGAATCCCTGTGCAAATCTTTCGTCGAATCCGTTTAACATTTTGAGATTTTGTCTAGTCAATGCAGTACAGAAATGAAAGCTTTCTGGTCTATGGATTTGATGATTATACCAAGTGGCTTTGGGTTTATATTGATAGTCCAACGGTTGATTATCATGTAGAAGTTTGAGATCATCTTTGGTACAACTCCAGCAATGATAACTGAGATATACCTGATCAGTGACATTGGCAGCACAATGACTTAAAACATCGCCAACATGACAACATTCTGGATTTTGTATGATGATTGCTGATCCTTGACTAGCTCTGAATCCCACATTATAAGGAATACAGGGATTGATATACCATTTGTGATCATAGACATCCTTCATACGAATAATTCGTATATTGATTTGGCTATATTTTTTCTGCAGGATGCTGGGATCATGATCCTGATCGCTGAAGTCGTCGACTATCACGATTTCATAATTTTTATAAGCAGATTGAGCTATGGTACTCAGCGTAAAATCAAACTGTCTGAGTCTGTTATAATAACTCATTACCATGCTAATCATTTCTGTACCTGCTGAGTTCTCGTGTAAAAATTTGCAATTCTTTTCTTTTGCCTTTGGCACTCCATATAGCACTGGTGTCCTTCATGGCCCAATCTATGTAACTCATGGGCAATAGACCTTTATTGAACTGAGGCACAATTTTGTCTAGAATAACTTGATCCAAAAACCAATAGATGTTGTCTGCCAGAATTGCTTGTTGCAGTTCTTGGGCATAAGTCTGCAGAAATTTTCTTGATCCTGTGTGAGGTTGAAACAATAATGCTCCTGCTAGATGTGTTCCATCTTTGGGTTTTTCATAGAGATGTATATCTTTGAAATCGAACTCTAGGCTGAATGGTTTTCTGATCAGCCCGTCTACATCTATACTCAAACATGTGGTTTGGCTATTTAGAATTTGATCCAACCTTATAAATCTCACACAAGCACAATAGGTTCTATACATTAAATCTGCGAAATCTCCAGGCGACAAAGTCTTGGATTTTTTCTGCATTTCTGCTTGCCTGACATGATCAATGACTTTGTGGGGCCATGTTTTAGCTGCTCGTTTAAGACTTTTTTGGTCTATCACTTCCCATGTCACTGTGAGGTTTGGTTGCAACGATGCCCACTGAAGTTGATCTGGAGCAGGATCATAAATGTGTAGATGCACTGCATAATCGGGTACATTCCGTGCTGCACTTACGATCAAGGGTCTGGCATAGGTATCGAAATAAATTCTATCCGCTGCAGCATAGATCAACGAATTGTGTACAGGGAATTGTCCCTCTATTTTTTCTAGATTCATAACTACATATTTAACTATGAAACTGTCAACCTTTACAAAATTTGCAGCAAGAAATAGTCATCCCATCATAGAGGCTTTTGTGTCTGGTGCAAAAAAACTAGGTATACAAGTAGTGGATCATGACACCACAGCAGATGCAGCTTGTATTTGGTCAGTGTTATGGCAGGGTCGGATGCGTCAAAATAAATCCATATATGAACTGTACAAAAATACCGGCAGAAAAGTTTTTGTCATTGATGTGGGAAGTTTGTCTAGAAATATGACCTGGAAGTTGGCATTGAACAATATCAATAATTTTGGTGACTATGGATTTGTTGATAGACTGGACAATGATAGGCCCAAAAAACTGGGATTACATCTCCAGGACAATAAAAAAAATTCTGGAGCCATATGTGTGTGTCTACAACACACAGAAAGTCATCAGTTGTCACATTTGCCCAATTATTGGGCATGGATCAATGATACTGTCAAACATCTACAAAAATATACCGAAAGATCTATAGTATTGAGACCACATCCCAGAGCCAAATTTCTGCCAGCTCAATTACAATTCAGATATAATGTTTCTTTGCCTAGACCCATTGTCAACACCTATGACAGTTTTGATTTTGATCCGCAACAATTTTATGCTGTGGTCAACTGCAATAGCAGTCCTGGTATACTATCTGCCATGTACGGAGTTAGACCCATTGTTGATAACAGCAGTCTTGCCCAACCAGTAAGTATAGAGCCCTGTCAAATTGAAGATAATTATATACAGGACAGAAGTAGTTGGTTAATTCAACTGTCTCATACCGAGTATACCAAACAAGAATTAGAGCAGGCATTATGGGCAAGAAGATTCGATCATCATTTAACAGCATAGATTGTGCCTGTGTAATACATGGCGATACCTACAATTTTTCTTATGTTGACAAATTGTATTCTATGTTGACTAGAAATTTTACCATACCAGTTCGGTTGCACGTGTACACAGAACAAGCCAGGGTTGTACCGGATCACTATATCAAACATGACTTGATAGAGTGGCCCAATCTGTCTGGGCCCAAGAAGTCTTGGTGGTATAAATTGCAGCTATTCAACAAAGAACATTTTTTAGGTAATTTACTATATTTTGATCTTGACATGGTAGTGGTCAATTCGTTGGATTGGATACTAGACCGCGACTTACATTTTTTCTGGACCATTTTAGATTTCAAACGTTTATACAAACGAGATTATCAGGGCATCAACTCCAGTATGATGTTTTGGAACACCGAGCGACACAGTTATATCTGGGACAACATTCGTAACACTGACATCAAATCCATAACTTCAAAATTTAGAGGCGATCAAGACTATTTGCAAACTGTCATACCAAAACAACAAATACAATATTTTCCACTAGACAAAATCATTAGTTGGAGATGGCAAGCACTTCGCGGATCGGCTCCTATTAATCGACGGCATCGGCCCAATGTCAACACTGGCACAGAGATCACCGAAGAAACTGCTGTTTTAGTTTTTCATGGACAGCCCAAGCCCCACGAGTTGGATGATCCTGTTGTCAACAAACATTGGCAGTGATGTTGCCAAAAAACAACTATGCAATAAATTTGTTGACAATAAAACCGATCTAGTCTACAATTGAGACTGTTACATCAACAAGGAACAGCCCGTGATCAAAGTCGTAACCAACAACCTGGGCAGTGGCGATTGGATTCTTGTGTCCGACAACCTGGGCGAATTGTGGAGCGGGCATAGTATTCGTGCTCATGAGCTGGCCAATATTCTTGCCCTTGCTGGGCTGGAAGTTGAACTGGTAGAAGTCAATGACAAGCAAATGAACAAGGCCAGTACTAAAAACGGTTGACCAATATTTCCAATTTTGCTATAATATTACTACAGTAAACAAGTGAGGCAAAAATGCGCGATCTCCAAGTGATCGAAGTCAACATTTGCGGTATGACGGGCTATCAAATCCAAGGTAGTTGGCGTGCCTGTAGCGATAGTCTTTGGGAGACGATTGCTCATGCTGCAGTATTTCGTGACCGAGCCCGTGCTGAAAGATTCTTGGTAAAAGTAAAAACCCGTCCTAGCTGGCAGTGCAATTGGCAACATTGGGGAAAGCCTGCTGACTATCTCCACAGTTCCATTGATGCCATTCAAAGTTCCGTGACGGTCTATAGTGTTCTGTAAAAATAAATGATTTGCCCTGAATTGCCAATTTTGCTATAATTTGGTTATAGTGATTAACAAGGAGTAGGTCATGCGTACTCGTGCCATTATCGATGGTTTTAAGAACAGCCAAAAATTCCGTTTCATTCTCACTGCCCAAAGCGGCGAGGATGTGGGCATGGTTATAACAGTCAAGCAGATGTCGGATACTTTTACTACCCGCGATGCTCGTGTAGCGGTCTGGACGGCACTGGAGAGACTGGCTGGTCAGCGTCGTCTGGCTCAGAATCGTGGCGAGAATCTGCCCACTGGGCTAGTCACTGATGCTCAGGGTTTTCGTCAAGTTCAAGTTGATCTGCATTAAAAATTCGTTTGACAAATATTCCAATATTCGCTACAATATTGGTGTAGTAAGCAAATAAGGAGTCAACAACATGATCAGAACAACTCCATATGAAAGAGTTGCCCAGCGGTTGCTTCGGGGACAACCTCGACCAAAACCGTTTGGTAAACTAATCGATGGACAATTTCTTGTTGGTACCAAAAGCCTGCATTGGACTAAACAATCCAGGATGTGGCGCACTTTTTGGCGGCTCAAGCAGCAACGAAAAAACGGTTGACAAATATTCCATTATTTCTTATAATATTGGTATAGTAAGCAAAACGGAGCAGTAAATGAATGTCGAACAAGGTTTCCTGATTGCAGATCTGGTGGAAGTTCTTCAAACTCTCCTTAAACGGGATCACATTTTTGCTGGTAAAATGATCAAAACCTACGACTATTCAGGCAAGTTGAGCCCCAAGCAGGAAACGATTGTGCGGGAAATCCTTGCAAGGGCAGTTGTTGCTTAAAAGCAACGGTTGACAAATATTCCATTATTTCTTATAATATTGGTACAGTAAACGACACGGAGCACAAGATGCTTGAACAGATCCTGAAACAGCGGTTTGCAGAACAATCTACCCAAGCTCGACGCGAAATTCGTATGTATGGCTGCACTGTTAAACAGATGCGCGAAGCGGTGGAAGAAAGTCTGACTTACCGGTTCTCTGGTCCTGCCATGTACGTGATCAGTATGCTCAGTGATGCACAGGAAATGACTGCTCACGACACTGGTGGTCACTTTGATTTGATGACAATTGAAGATCAGCGTCAATTGCTCAATCGTGCCAAATGGATTCTTTCAAACTATTGCATGAAACAGGAGCGTGTATAATGATCAAAATTGTGACTAACAGCCTGGGCAGTGGTGATTGGATCTATATCAAGCACGGTGATGGCGTTGTGTTTGAAGGGCATCGCCCCAGTGTCCGGGATCTGCGATTTATGTTGGAACTTATAGGCCACAAGGTCGACCTCACTGAGGTCACAGACGAACAAATGGAAGAAGGATTCGAAGATGATGTCTGAATATGAACGTGTGGCACAGAAATTGCTCAAGGATATGCCCCGCCCTCGTCCTTGCGGCAAGTTGGTCGATGGGCGGTTTTTGACCGGGCATCAGAGCCAACATCTTACTCCGCAAGCGGTGCGTTGGCGCAGATTCTGGCGCATCAAAAGATTTGTTCTTAATTCTAAAGATT